ACACCTCTCAAAGCGGCCACTTGGAACATCTGGTTTCCCAGTTGTCCAAGTTGACCCAATGCATTAAAACCAATCATTCCTCAAACACTCCAGCATAATCTTCGATCATAGAATTAATCTCTTCGGATCTTTTGTCCCAATGAACTTGAGAGTCTATCCATCCGTAAGTTCTCTTAATTCCCTCCTCAAGTGAGACAGTATAGTCCCAGTGAAGGCAATCACGGATCCGATCATTCTGGCTATTCCGGCCGCGAACCCCGAGTGGTCCATCGATGTGTTTGACTGAAATCTCCTTACCCGCTGCCTTCGCGGCGTATGCGATGAGTTCATTGATGGAAACCATCTCTTCCGACCCGATGTTGATGACCTCACGATAATCACTCTCCATTAAACGACGTGTAGCTTCGATGCAATCATCGATGTACAAGAACGATCTAGTTTGTTCTCCATCTCCCCAGCATTCAATCTCTCCCGAATCACCCTCGACGGTCGCAACCTTTCGACACATAGCTGCGGGAGCTTTCTCCTTTCCACCGTCCCAGGTGCCTTCGGGTCCGTAGATGTTATGGTAACGAGCAATCCTGACATTAAAGCCATAATTACGAGCGTAAGCAAGGTAGAGACGCTCACTGAATAGTTTTTCCCATCCATAATCAGAATCGGGGTTAGCAGGATATGCGTCTTCTTCACGCAATCCAGGATTATTCACATCTTCTTGAATGTCAGAAGGGTATGCACAAGCAGAAGACGAGTAAAAAATCTTAGGAACTTTACGTCCCATACCTTTAGTCTTCACAAGAGAATCCAAAAGGTTCAGATTAATTGTGGCAGAACTATGCATAATGTCTGCATCATGTTCTTGGGTAAAAATATATCCAGCACCACCCATATCAGCTGCAAATTGATAGACTTCATCAAAGCCTTCAATCATTTTGTAGGGGATACTGTTAAAAAAGTTACCCAGTTGTCCTTTGTATTCGACCACACGGTTGACAAAACTTTTATCTCTGAGATCTCCAATAACAAATTCGTCGGCCTCATGTCGGGAGAACTCAGGGTGTTTGATATCAACACCACGAACCCAATAACCCTCAGACTTAAGTCGTTTTACCATCCAGGAGCCAATAAATCCGCCCGCTCCCAGGACTAGTGCGGTTTTCATTTCTTTCATGTGTAATCCACGATATTTATTATATAACAAAAGGGTGGTTTGCACCACCCCAATGTTATCCTTTCACAGTATCTTTCACATAACAAGGAACACGATCTGGATCTAACCATTTTGCGTATTCAATGTCTTCAATAGCAAGAAACATTTGATCTCCATTGTCAAACAAATAAACATCAGAGTATTTTTTAGTATACTCATGTGCCTTTTGCATACGGAAATCAGGGTTTCCATTCAATTCAATGTGACCCTTCTGAACGAACCGATAAGGAAATCGTTCATGAATAATGATAGTCTTTGAATTGTCCATCAAGATTCACTCTGCACTTTTTGAAGATCTTCTTTGAGGAGATCTACAACCATTTCGTAAGTGTCGTAAGGGTCATCATAAAACTCAACACCTTGATCCGCGTAATAACGAAGAATTTTTTTATAAAGTTTTGGATTCTTGTAGTCGAGTTCGATTTCACCCTGTGCAGTTTGTTCCAGGGCTTGAATGTTTTTCTTGAACCGTTGAACGAGAGACATCTTCCTGAGATATGAATACAAACGACGTGATCAACTCGCGTCGTTGTGTGTAGTATACATGGAAAGGTACTCATCGGTCAAGTCCTTTTCCTCTCGGCCACTCTTGGAAGTGACCTTCCATGAACCACCTACACCGCCATCCATATTGACGGTGATTTCTTGGTCATCGAGATTGGACGGCTTTCCAGTCATTGTCAAAAATTTCTAAACCCTTGTCTGTAAGAACGTGATTGTACATGTCTTCAAATACCTTAGGTGGCATTGTGACGACCTCTGCACCGTTGTACCAGGACCTTACGGCGCGTTGTACGGTGCGAATAGAAGCGGATAGAACCTGAGTACGAATTCCATGAATACGGAAGATCTCAGAGATAGAACGGACAACTTCTAGACCCGCGATAGAATTATCATCCAGTCTCCCCACAAAAGGAGAGACGTAAGTTGCACCAGCCTTTGCAGCGAGAATGGCCTGTGCAGCACTGAAGATCAGAGTGACATTTACCTTGATCAGATTCTTAGAAAGAACCCTACATGCATACAAACCATCAGGTGTGCAAGGAACTTTAATTGTGGCTCTTTCTCCAAACTTTTTGAAGAGTCTCTCCCCTTCACGAGCCATTTCGATTCCATTACCAACAACTTCCATACTGATATCTTTGACCCCAAGGTCAATCAGTTCTTGGTAAACATCTTCTGGATCTCTTCCACTCTTTCTAATCAAAGAAGGATTTGTGGTGATACCATCAATCAGTCCTGTAGCAAAATGTTTACTGATGACTTCTGTGTCAGCAGTATCTAAAAAGATTTTCATCGATCAAAATAGACTTGGTTTATTTAGATTTTCTTGTGGCCGCTGCCGATTTTCTCGGTAACTTATATTGGTATTTGTCTTGAAGATCAAACACAAGTTCAAAGTTCTCCGTAAGAACATAGTAACCTGTGAGATTGGTTCCATCATCCATCCAACCATAACTGATGATGCGTTCATGAACACCGTCCATGTCTAATATTTTATCTGTGTTCAGATAATGGTTGAATTTTTGATGGAGATTGATCATCGTTCCTCAAAGTCTAATCGACGAACCTTTCGTTTGCGTCGGTTCTCCTGGTATTGTAAGTCACTATTCGACAAAACACCAGTTTTGTTCACACTATCTATAGAATTTGTTAACACGACTTTATCCAAGTCGTTGGCCCCAACCTTGTCGTCCACAACATACATCTGATTTGGACAACCACAGTATTGGATTTTACTATTACTATGAAGTTCCTTATTACAGGACTTACATCTGGCAGATAACATTGTACTGCATTTAACCTCATGAAACATGGGAGATACTGGGATCGAACCAGTGACATCTTCCTTGTAAGGGAAGCGCTCTACCGCTGAGCTAATCTCCCAACTCCCCTTCCTGGGATCGAACCAGGGACCAAACGATTAACAGTCGTTCGCTCTACCGCTGAGCTAAAGAGGATTGAAATCTAAATTAAGAGTATGTCTGAGACCTTTTACCTGGGGATAAGTTCCGTGACAAACATCAGAGGAAAAGATCAATAGGTCTCCTTTTTGTGGAGAATACTGATAGACATCGTTATTTAGAACTGCATAGAAATCTCCATTTGGAGTGGAGATTCCACTTGTATCTAAAAACAAAACTGTGCAAATAAAATCCGCACTGAAGTGATGTCTATGAATCAAATGGTAGGATCCCTCTTGACCATAAACAGTCCAGGCATTTCGGAGTCGAAGCTTTCTTTCCAAGATTGCTTCGTATATGGGTATTATATCACATAATTCATCAGATTTATCCATCAGATGATAGTCTGTACCTTTAACGGTACTACTATACCAATTTGGCCACGGACAATCTGGTGCAATAGAATTAACTAATGTTTTAATTTTATCAGTTTCTTCTTCGGATATAAAACGTTCCAATAAATACATTGTACTTGATCAATAAAAGCTATGAGTCCTAGTAAAAAACGTGCTGGATCTGTGGAAGTTACAGAAGACGTTTACATGTCGAAGTACGATAAAATCTCTGAGGAGAAATTCAAAGAACTAGAAGATAGAATTACGGCTTTGGAATCGATTGCTTCACCAGGTGCGGAAGATGCAATCACTGCACGTCTTCAAAGACTAGAAGAATTTGAAAGAAAAGCCAAGAGTATCAAGGGTTGGTTCCCTGCGAAGTGGCTTTGATCCACTCATCAATTTTTTCTTGAGTGGGGACGATGATTCGGAAGGCAAGACCTTCCTCTTCAAACTCCTCATTCATTTTTTCATAGGTTTCTGGCGTAATCTTTTCAGTCACGTTGTCTCCAATCATCAGGTTTGTCACGTTGAAACCAGTCAACGATTTCATCTGCACCATCAAATCCCGTTTTGTGATTGGATGGGTCGGGATCACCTAATCCCATCCTATTCATAAAATCGTCAATGCTACCTTCTTGTATACCATTAGACTGACGACGTGCTTTGTTCAACCAGTCTCTAGCAAGAGTATGGGCTTTGGCAAGTTTCTCTGCCCAAATCATATCCTCTAGAGGAACTTCTTCGTTGTTTGCAATGCAACGACAAATGGATTCAAGACGAAGGCGGTATGCAGTAGAGAGCATGTTAATTCGTTTTGAGTTTGTCTTTTAAATCGAGAACCTTATTAACTTCATTAATTGCACTAGACATCCTACCACCTAGAATGTTCATGATGTCTGCGTAGATGACTTCATTATCCACGTAGTCATCAAAATATGTGTCGATGGCTTCTTTAAGGTAACGATACCTATGCCACTCTGGTGAATAAGGTTTGTACATGATGTAGGTTTCGTAGTATTTAGGAACAGGCCCACCAGGACTCGAACCTGGGACAACCGCTTAGAAGGCGGGGGTTATATCCACTTAACTATGGGCCCAAGAAAGTCAAGGTTTGACTAGTTTTTTAACGTAATCGTATGCATAGAGTTCACGATTACCTTTGATTCCCCAACCCAGCCAATAATAACACGGAACCATGTATTGTGCAACAGTGTCAACACCACCTTCAAGTTCTGGAAGAATCTTTTGAAACTGGTTCTCGTTAATCATATAACGAACTTGACCTGCAAGACTACTGGGATCACAACCATACTTCTTACAGAAACTACCTAACCCATTATAACGACTCTCAGTAGTCCACTGGATGATTCCATAGCCACCGCGATGGCAATGATCATAAGGAACTCTAGCCCCTCCCTCGCATACGAAGGCACGGAAGTTACTTTCCTGTTTAATGTTTCCAAGAATCGCCGAAAGGGCATTGCGTGATTTAATTTTTGTTTGTGTTTGAAGTTCCTTAAGAACGTACTGTTCTGCAGGAGTACAAGTTGGACACTCCCAAAACTGTTCCTTGTATTCCACAACAGGAATTGGAGCTGGGGGTGTAGGTTGAAAAAACCAGAACATAATTAATCGTCAAAGTTCATGTCATCGATGACAACAACATCAGTTTCCTGATCAGGATCCAACCACTCTTCAAATTCATAGTAGATGGCTGTTGCATCATCAATTCTACCATGACCTGTGAGGTCATTCATACGGGTCACAGACCACTTTGTAAAGCCTTCGATCATGATCTCCATCATCCTGGCTTCTTCTGGGTTATGATCCGTTGGTTCCAGCATAGTAATCCTTACGCATGTAACGGCCCAGAATATTTGAATTGTAGTACTTGGGTGTTCCGTCTGTCAAGGCCTCAGACAGAACATTATTTAAAAACAGTTGTCGGGTCTCTTCAAAGTTAACCCAACTTTTCTTTTCGTGAAGACTTAGTATCTCACGTCTAAAGGCGTGATTCCCAATCCGTTCGCGTTCCTGATTAAGTTCGTCAGAGCTTCCGTAGTATTTCTTCCAGTCGCTTTCAGACTTAACTCTCCTAGATTTACCTCTAGGCTTTCTAAATGACCAGAAGTACTTTCTACCGATGTACTCTCTACCATTTTGGAGATTAGTGATCCTGTAGACAAAACCGTACAGATCGTTAATATCCTCAGATAAGAAAGGGGATCCTTTAAAATACCACGGATTTTCATAGTCACAACTCATTGGCTCTAATAACCATGAAGTTATTTAGAGCTGTTTCCTGAACCCTGGCAGAGTTATTATACTGACAAAAAAAGAGGGGGTCAAGGCCCCCTCCAGATCATTTACCAGTGACCAGACCTTTCACAAAGTCTGTGGTATTTTTTATTCTTCGATCTTGATTCTGTTTTGCGGTCTTCATACCGTATTCGGCAGCACGATCACCAGCACCTCTTAGTTGAGCACCACGATGTTGTGCAGACCCTGGCTTGGATCCTGCCTTCCCTGTGAAGAATCCTTTTCCAAAATTATAGGTTGCACTCGCAGCCTTGTTAATACCCTGTCTGAGACCCGCCCCAACACCTCTGGCGGTGACTTCTTCATTGAACTGTTGGAACGTCTTCATTTGTCTACAAGTTTTCCTATATGGTATTTATATTTTAAAGCTTGCAAAATCCAAGCTTCCGACAAACCAGAAGGTCCCTCTGACAGGACCCTTATTTGGGCCTCTGTCAAAGGGAACTTATGATCTGCGAGGAGTTTAAATCTCCAATCAGAGTTTGAATCCACTGAACGTGTCCTTTTTAACGTCTTGTTTGATACCACCCACAACGTAAGACTCCACCTCAGTCTCCTGTGGTGCAACCTGAAGACCCTTAGAGGAGATCCAGTGTTGCGTCCAGGGCAAGGGGTTATTACTTGCGGGGATGTCATAGATGGGTTTGAGGCCAATCGCCTTCAGGCGACGGTTGGCGATCCATTCAACATACTTACATAACAGTTTATCGTTCAGACCGATCATAGATCCGTCTTTGAACAGATACTCAGCCCACTGACGTTCCTCCTCAACACACTTACGGAACATTTCATAAACATTCTGTTCTTCTTCTTTGGCGATCTGAACCATCTCTGGATCATCTCCTTCACGCCACTTGTTTATGATGTTCTGCGTGAGAACCAAGTGCTGATTTTCGTCCCTGGCGATAAGAGAAATGATTTTTGCCGATCCTTCCATAAGCTTAAGTTCGCCAAATGCGAACGAACATGCGAAGGAGACATAGAACCTAATTCCTTCCAGGATGTTGACGTTAGCGACTGCTCGATAGAGTTTTCTTTTGAGTTCATACCGTTCGTTGATGGCTGACTCACAATCCTCCAGCGCATGTTCCCACTGATTACCACTACCCCACATCTGTGCGGCATTGATGAAATCATTATATGCAGAGGTCACCGTTGACGCCCTTCTGAGGATAGCAGGATCCTCCGTGATGGTGTCAAAGATCTCTGAGGGATCTGGATATACGTTTTTGATAATATATGTGTAGGAACGAGAATGGATCATCTCCATAAATTCCCACACCGTCATGGCCGCCTCCAGTTCAGGCAGAGAACAGAATGGAATGAAAGCCATTCCAGGACCTCTACCCTGAACACTGTCCAACATGATCTGATACTTCAAATTAGAAGTATAGATATGTTTCTGTTCGGCAGTTAATGACTGATAGTCACCACGATCCTTCTGGAGAGACACCTCTTCGGGTCTCCAGAAGTAACCAAGTTGTTGTGTAGTCAGTTTATCGAAGATTGGATATTTGTATGAATCGTACCTTTGAACTCCCAGAGGTTTACCAAAGAACATTGGTTGTTTTTTGGTATCTACTTTCTCTGGGTTGAAGACCGTCATTCCAGTGATGTTACGGTCCTTGGCTCTGAGTTTAAATTGCACAGGATTCACAGGTTTCCTCTTCTTGTGTTAACAGTTGTTCGATTATATCATCGGTGTTCTCTTTTGTCTCTACCTCATCACTCTTCATGTCATGTGTGTTTTGGTAGTAACTGGTCTTCCAACCGTACTTATATGTAGTCAAAAAGTCATTTGCCATCACTGAGACGGGGACTTCATTGTCGGGGTAGTTT